AGCAGAAAGATTTAAAGTACCTTCTGTAATATCAATTGCTTCTTGTGCCATAAAGAAACTTTGGTTTCCATCTTGGTCAAGGATTGCTTCAGTAATAGTAGAGCCATCTTGGTAATCTACAAGCCTAGCTGCTCTATTAGTAGACCTCGTAATTTTAATTATTGCACTCGAAGCAGGTGCAGTTCCAAAAGCAATTGTAGATGAATTAGAAAAAGTGTAATGTGTACTTAATGTTTTTGTAACCCCATCAACGGTCACTATCACATTGGCTTGAGTAATGTATGGGAAAGTTATCGAAAATGAAGTTGTCGATGCGTTTCCTGTATAAGTGTCTATTGCGTATGCCATATTTTATTATAATTTACTTGTGCTTCCTTTTTTTGGTAAACCACTTTTATCATTTAAAAAGTTGATTATATTATTGATGCCGTACATATTCTGAAAAGGTAATAACCTCATTACTCTATTCATATCTGTTTTAGAAAAACTGTAATCACTTCTTGTTGCTTTCAACATAGATTGAATTGATTTTCCAATACCGTTTGTTAATAAGTCGTACGTAGGGTTTCCTGTGTAAAGATTTACTTCTAACCCTGAAGTTCTAAAATTAAATCTATTGTCTGGAGAAACACTACTTAACAACGTGTCAGCATAAGTAGGTATTAACGAAGACCAACCTGATCTTTGAAAAGAAGCCATAGCTATTTTAGAATAATCACCTTGTTTATAATCTCCAAGTTTACTATTTAAATATTTCTTCTTTTGAGTTTTTCCCATACCGACTGTGTTCATCTGTGTTTGACCTATATAAGCTAACGAAGCTATAAACGTAGTGTACGTAAATGTTGTAAACGTCTGCATATCTGCCATAGCAAGATTGTGTAAAAATTGTTTAGACCAAGCAGTCATTATGAATGATCTGAATTGTCCCATAGATTTTCCTAAAGCTTTATCAGTAAAATATCTATTCGTATCTCCAAGATAATTATATTGAACAGCTCTTTGAGTGTATCTATTTACACGTCTAGCAAATGTATGAGCTAAATTTTGATCTGCCCAATTTGCAAAGTTAAAATGTTTAACTCGTCTACCTAATGAAGTAATTTCAGTTGTAACATTCTTACTAGAAAATTCTTTTCCAATAGCCATTAATTCTTCGTCAGTAAAACCAAGAACTCTATATCTATTTAATCTTCCTTTTAATTTTTCTATTTTTGTTCCACCTTCAGCAACATCTATTAAATCTTTAGCCATTCGGTTGACGAATAACCTCATAGTTAATCTTCTTTGCATACTGTCAATTAAAAATAAACCAGAGATATAACCTGTGGCTTGTTCCCCTGCGTTTGCTAATTGAAATACTTTTTGTTTTCGAGCTGCGTCATGGGCTTTACCAATTGCAGTCCCACCCATATCTTCAATTTCGTAATTAGTAACACCTCTTGATAAATATTCTGTACCATTTGCTGATCCCATTACTGCTAAATCTTCAAAGAAAGTATCATCTAACTCTCCCTTTTGAGCTTTAACTAAAAGTCTTTTAAAGTGTGGGATCTCTTGTACTAACGTACCCAAACCTTGTTGTGCAGTTGAAATTGCAAATTCAGGAAGCTGTGCAATACCTACTTGGTTTAACACTCTCATAAAATTGTATTTTCTTAACTGTCGTAAAGCTGTCGAGAACATACCCGTAGGGTCATCTTCTGCACTACGACCTAAAATATTTTTAAAGAAACTATCGATTGTTGCCTTTTCTTCAGTAGCTATATATTTATTTTTAGTAAGATATCTTGAACTAGCTTCACCGTCTTTATAAGCTTCATCAATAGAATTGTTTAATTTGTTTTTATATTTAATTAATTCTAATCTATTTTTAATACCCATTCTTTGACCTAAAGCAATCCAACCAGACATTTCATTCATGTAGCCGTGCCATAATAAGTCAGTATCGTTTTCAAATAGATCGTCTAATCTTACTTTATTACCGTTAATAGTTGTTTCGTATAATTCGTTTATTCTCATTCTTTCTTCAAGACGACCAGATGTTAGTAATTTTAAATCTTCACTTTTAAGTCCTTTAAATAAATCATCTCTAACTTCAGGAGAAAGATGGTCAAAAGCATCGTCAAGATAAGCTTTAAGTTTTGCAGGGTCTTTAATTTTAACTAATTGTTCTAAATCAAATCCACCACTTCTTTGAGATAATTGAATTGATTTAGCAATCCATTTAGCTAACTTGTAAGCTTTATCTTTCTTAATTTTTGATGCAGGTTGTCTAGGAGAAGCAGAATCTAAAACTTTAGTAACTACTTTACCTTCAATTGCTCCTCGTAATAATTCGACAATCCCATCAAATCCAATTTTATTTTCTAACTCACCAAATCTTTCAATAGATATTTTTCTAGGTAAATATTGATCGAAGTGTGTAAGTCTTTCAGAACCATCTACACCAGATTTTTTAAGCTCATCTGCCATAAACCTAAACCCATCACGATAAGCTTTTGCAGCTTTATCAACGTGTACATTACCTGTTGGTTTTTTACTTCTGATTGCTCTAGCAACCATTTTCATAAATTCTTTCTTTTTAGATAACTGCATAAAGCCACCGAATGTTCCGTGACCTTGTTCTTTTAAATATGCTTTAAGAGCAGGTAAAACTTCTTTATAAACAAGATTGTGACCACCCTGAACGACTGCGTTTCTAATTAATTCTACAGTATCTTCTTGAGCTGCTACTTGTCCTTTTTTTGCTCCACTTTTAAAAGCGTAACCGACAGGTTCTTCGTGACCTAGAAAGTTAAATAATTTTACAAGTTCACTTTTACTTGTTCCTAAAGCACCTGATCTATTAAAAGGAAATAAGCCTAAAAACGGTATATCTCTTGCTCTACCAAATATTAATCCGATATCTTGAATAATAGAAGTATCTGAAATTATATCTTCTGTTTCATGTAAGGGCTTAAGGTTTAACTCTTTCTTAATCTTTTTAAATTCTTTTTCGCCTTTAGTTGTTAGTTTTTGACCATTCTCTTGAATGTCCATTAACATTTCAGCTTTAGCTATACTGTTGAGGTTTTTAGCAAATATAACGCTAATTCCTCCTCCAAGAGTACCACCTAACGCTGCCGAGATAATAATATCACTTGTTCCGTATGTTGGGCTATCGTAGGCGACAGGGGTAAATAAAGTAGCCTCTGTTGCTCCATAAAGTAAACCTGCCTTAACAAATTTTTGTCGTCTCATTAAAGACGTTGCCATCATTGTAGGTTTTAATAATTTAGCTGCAGCTCCATATCCTGTCCAAGAAACGGGGTCTAATATAAAAGCCCCAACCTCAAGACCTACACCCGTCCAACCCATACTTTCTAAAACGTCTTTATTCTGTTGGTGTTTTTTAACTTTTTCAAGAGTGTGCATAAAGTGTTCTTTAGAAACTACACCTGTAAATTCATCAAAGAATTCAGAGTTAATACCTTCTTTATTCCATTGCTCTTTTGCAAAATCCATATTCTTATTTAACGACCACTTGTCGTCAGGTTGAAAAGATTGACCTGTTAACGTCCTAGCTAACGCAGGTATAATTTGGTTATTTGAAATCGCTGCTACAACTCCTTCTCCAAAAGTTGCTTCTTTCCTAGCGTCATTCCAATTTTGATAAGTTTTAAACACTCTATCTAAATATAATTCACCACCTTGTTCTTTTTGATTCCAAGCATTTTGAGGAGTTCTGTATTCATTAGGAATTTCTTTTTGATCTGGTGCATCTAATTGAATATCAGCTTGTAAAGGTTTTAAATCTTCTTCTATTTGTGTAGGTGCTTTTAAATCTTTTGTATCTTGTTTAGGTTTTTTTTTTATTGCTGACAATAAGTCAGCTTCTTTAATTCTTCTAGTAGTGTAGTTGTCTCCAAAATTTCTTAATTCATGTTCCACAGCTTCCCAATCATCAGCTACTACTGCTTTCCAAAAAGAAGGTGTATTATTAAAACTACCATATTGAAAACCGACAGATACAATTACTGTTTGTTTTGCTGAACTTAAACTTGTAAAAGACTTACCAGTAGCTTCTTCATATTTTAATCTAATATCATTAGCATAATTTTTCTTAACTGCTGTATCTACTTCAAGAATTTCGTTATCGTCTAATTTTAAATTACCTGCTACTTCAGATGCTTCAGCACCTTTTAAAGCAAAGTAAGGTTTAATTTTTGTAATAATATTTTCGCTTACGC